CCCGGTCTTGCTTGATTTGGCAAACCCCAAATTGAGATTAACGACCGTTATGGTTCGGTCCTTGCGCCTCTATTGATCATCGTCGTCGTTGCGCGCGTCGAATTCGTCCTCTTCGGCGCGCTCACGCGCCTCCTGGGCGCGATCGACGATCTCCTGGTGCTCGTGACGAAGGTCGGAGAAATCCTCCGTTTCGCTAAAGCTGTCCTCGTCCGGGTTGATATAGCGCGAGTTGGCGTCACCCCTGCTGGGGCCCCCGGTACCCGCCCGCAACTGCTGAAGCGCCGCCCTGCGCTCTGCGTCGCGCGCAAGTTTGGCCCGGTGCTGCGCGTCCGTCAACAGACGGGGCTGGCGGCCCAGCGAGAGGCGCGAGCCGGCGACGGCCACAGGGGGGAGGGGCCTGTAGGGCAGTGCCTTCGGGTCAGCGGTCTTGAGGCGCGCGTGTGCGGCCTGCAGCCGGTCCTCGAAGCTGAGGGACCCGCGATCGCGCACAAAGGTCACCAGCCCCTGAGGCCCTTCGTCCTCCGCGGTGATGGGGGAGGGCCTGGCGTTGCGGTAGCCGGAGCCTCGGGAGTCGGTGAAACGCTGCCAGGGCCCTAAGGGCAGCCCCAGAGGGGCTTCCCACAGGATTCTGCGCCGGTGCAGGGTCCAGTGGCCCTCAATCACGCCCTTGAGGTCCTCGTAGTCGAGGTTGGTCTCATTGTGGAAGACATTGTGGAGTATCTCGACGTTCTCCACCTTCTCCGGGGCGTAGCGCAGAAGTGCCTGCCGGGCCGCCACGGCGAGTTCCTGCAGTGCGCCGTGGCCCCACTCCTCCGGCGGGGTACCCAACGAGATGAAGCGCCCCGCGAGGGTGGCCGCGAACTGCGCGGGCAACTGCTCCTCGGTGAACCTCTGCCCCTTGCCGAGGAACCGGAACCCCTTGAGGAACCGGGGGAGATCCGCGAACGCGAATGCGCGAAGGCCCAGGAGAGTGGGCCCCGACATCTCCTGGAACGCATTCAGGTCCTGCTGCGCAGCGTAGATGTGGTACCCGACGAACGGCACCGCCCGCTTACGGAGAGACTCGCGCACCCCCCCGGCCGCGACGATCTCCAGGTGCTCGAACTTGAACCGCACGCCCACTTCGGCTCCGACCTCGCGAACGAGGCCTCGGAAGAGGTCCTTCATCTCTTCGATCGATCCGGCCGAGATCATGTCGTGGTAGACGTCCCCGTCGCGCAGGTAAG